TATTTATATAAGAACACAATAAAAATAAAGTAAAATGCCAGAAATATTAGAGTTTGATAAAATGTTTTATAAGAATTTTGAACCAAAGTTAGGTAACAGATTCATTATGGAAATCAATGGTATCGAGTCTTACATCATTAAGACCGCAAGTAGACCAACATTTACATCAGAAGTAGTTGAATTAGACCATATCAACGTAAAAAGAAAGATTAAAGGTAAATCAACGTGGGATGATGTAACTATCACTCTTTATGACCCAATTGTACCAAGTGGTGCACAGCAAGTTATGGAGTGGGTTAGACAATCACATGAGTCATTAACAGGTAGAGACGGATACGCAGCATTCTACAAAAAAGATATTACTTGCTATCTATTGGGGCCAGTAGGTGATAAGATTGAACAATGGACTTTAAAAGGAGCATTTATTAGTTCAGCAAACTTTGGTGAATTAGATTGGGCTTCAAACGACCCATTGTCAATTGAATTAACTTTGACTTACGATTACGCAATCTTAGAATTTTAATCTAAAAATAAAGATACAAAATAAAGGGAGACAGAAATGTTCTCCCTTTTTTTTATTTTTTTAAAAAGTTAATATATATAATAAACAACAAAGTTATATTATGGAAGAACAATTAGAACAACAAGTTACTAGAGGTTTACAATCACAACCTGCACAACAACAGTATTCAGCACCAAAACAATATCCTTTCCCAACGGAAATTATCAGTTTACCATCTAAAGGATTGGTATATCCTGAAAGTAATCCATTATCAAAAGGTGAATTAACAGTTAAATTAATGACTGCAAGAGAAGAAGATATTCTTACATCTACTGCATTAATTAAAAAAGGTATTCAATTGGATAAATTATTGGAATCTATTGTAGTTGAACCTGGAGTAAATATTAATGATTTAGTTATTGGTGATAAAAACGCAATTTTAGTAACATCTAGAATTTTAGCATTTGGGCCTGAATATGAAGCAAAAATAAACGACCCATTTGATAATGAAGAGGTTGATATTACTATTGATTTATCTCAAATAAAAATTAAAGAAATTGACGAAAATAAATTAAATAGAAGTAATGAGTATGATTTCTTTTTACCTATATCAAAAACTAATATAAAATTTAAATTATTAACACATGGTGATGAATTGATTATTAATAAAGATATAGAAGCAAGTCAAAAAACATTAAAGCAATCAAACGAAATTACAACTAGATATAGAAGAATAATCACAGAGGTAGATGGTAATAGAGATTCAGGAGCAATTAGTAGTTTTGTAACAAACAGATTATTAGCAGGAGATTCTAAAGCTTTAAGAAAGTATATTACAGAAATTACACCTGACTTAGATTTAAAATTTGATTATACATCTCCTATAACTGGTGAAACGGAGGCACTTCGTATTCCTTTTGGGGTCGGGTTTTTTTATCCTACCGACTAATTATAGTTCCTATCTTCATAAAAAGATTTTTCAAATGGTTTACTATGCAAATGGTGGATTCAATTGGAACGATTTATACTATATGCCTATTAAACTTAGAGAGTTTTATTATAGAGAACTCCTAAGTGCTAAAGAAACGGAAAAAGAAGAAGTTGAAAAAGTTAATAGTAAAGCAAAAACAAATTCCAGAGTAAGAAGAAGATAATTAATTATTTGTTTATATTTATAGATAAACATAACACAATAGGTATGCCTAAACAAACATTAATAGAAGCTAAAATACTTGACAAAATATTAAATTTTTTTGGTGGTAATAGTGATACAAGTTCAAAACAAAAATTTTTAGGAACAATTCAAAAATCCGACCCGAGTGTTGCAAAAGCATTTGATAATTGGGAAAATGATTTTTCAAATTTACTTCAAGCAACCAGAAAAGTATATGTTAAAAACGGAAGAAGTACAAAAGAAATAGATGACCTTATCAGAAGGTCTAAATAATAATTTCATTATAATTTATTAAATGCCGTTTCAAAAAGATTATACTGACCAAGCTAAAGTAGTTAAATATCTTTTAACTGCTGGTAAAGAACTGCAAAAATTAACAAAAGATGTAGCAGCTGACGATGCTCTACAACTTAAACTTATTAAACAAAAACAAGCAGAAGTCAGTAAATTACAAAAAATTTATAAAGATAATGCTAAGACGATTAAAGCTTCACTTGAAAATTTTGAAGATATTGATGATACTTTAATTAGTATTGGAAACACATATAAAAAAAATACTAAAGCACTTGATATACAACAAAAAACTTTAGAAGCTGCCAAATTAGTCACATCTGCTATTTCAATGGAATTAGTTAAAGGTGGTGCTAAAACTAAAAAAACGCAAGAACAAATAGTTGCTACTGTAAATGGATATAAAACAATGCATGTTTCTATTGCAAACATCAATAAAGAATATGAAAAAGGTAGAATATCAGATGCAAGACGTGTAGAGATGATTAAAGAACAATCCGAAGCTTTTCAAGATGTTGCAAAAAGTATTGATATGAGTAATGTAACATCCGATGAATTAAAGGGTGTTATAAATGGTATGACTAAAGAAGCACATAGTTTTGCAGGGGCAATGGAAAAATCTGAAATAGGTACCGAAAGATTAGACCAAATATTTGAATCATTTGAAGGTATACCCGCATTGGGTGAGGTAAATAAATTACTTAAAACAAATATAAAAGATACAGTTGCGTTTAAAGCAGCAGTATTTGCATTAGGAGCAGCATTAGGAGCTGCAGCAATGGATTACTTTGGTGCACCAATAATGGCAGCCATTCAAGCTCGTAAAGAATCTGAACAAGAAGAAATTGATACATTACGTGATGTTGCAAAAATAAAAAAAGATGCAGAATTTATACCACGAAAAATAAGTCAAGAAAAATTAGAAGCTGAGGTAAGTGGAGAAGCTACAATTGCAAAAGCTAGACATGAATCGGAATTTACATCTCAAAGAGCTGCACTTGCTTTTAGTGATACGATGGCAAAAGGTGCAGTACAATTCCAAGCCGCAGCAAAAACGGCATTGTTTGGTAAAAGTATTGGTAGTATAGGATATGGTGCGGCACAAATGCAATTAGCAGGTATTGGTGCAGATAAAATAGCATCGGCAATGGAAGCAGCAAGTGCAGCAACTGGTAAAATGCCAACCGCATCGGCAGCTGCAGATATGGCAATAATGGCTGAAAGAACAGGAACATCAGCTGATGATATTGCAAATATAAATGAATCATTTCAAAGATTAGATAAAGTAAGTGCAGGTGTTGCAATGAATTTACAAGAAGGAATGCGTAATATGGCAGACCAAGCTGGTATAGGTTTAGGTAAATTGATGAAAGAAGTTGCAGAAGCATCAAAAGATGCATTGGGTTACCAAATTAAATCAGGCCCTGCATTGGCAAAAGCAGTTGCTTATACACAATCAATGGGTGTAAATTTTGGAGATGTTGCAAAAGCAGGTAAAAGTATGGTAATGAACTATAAAGATAGTATCAAAGCCGAAATGCAATTAAGTTCTATGTTAGGAGAACAAGTTGATTTAGAAGAAGCAAGAGCTAAATTTGCAGCCGGAGATACAGAAGGTGGTTTGGCATCAATTAAATCTCAAGGTCTAGACCCTGCAGATATGGATATGTTTCAACAACAGGCATTACAAGATGCATTGGGTGGACTTGATTTAAACTCAATATCAAAAATAAGTCAAAATACAGGTAAACAAACAACGTTGGGTGCAGCAGATGCAAAAAAAGGTAATAAAGGATTTTTAGGTGCAAAACAAAAAGCACAACAAACATTGGAAGCACAAGAAGCATATATTTCAGCAAAAACCGCAATATTAAGTGCAGAGCTTGAAAAGAAAATAGAAATGTCTTATTTAGATTCTAAAGGCCATAAAAAACAATTAGAAGGTGAAGCTGAAGCAGCCGCACAAGCAAGAGAATTGGCATCTGCAATGCAGCAAGCTTGGTTACAAACGGATGAGTATAAAAAATCATTATCAGATACAGCAAAGTTAAACTTTGCGGATAAACTTAAAGAAGGAGTTGTAAAGGGATTGTCTGCAATAGCCGGTGGACTAGTGATGTCAAAAATTATGGGCGGAGGTGGTGGAGGTATGATGGGTATGATGGGTGGTATGTTTAAAGGTAAAGGTGGTGGAGAAGGTGGTGGAGAAGGTGGTATTGGTGGAGCAGTTAAAGGTGGTGGTGGTATTGGAAAAAAAGGTGGTGGTGGAATTGGTAAAAACATAGGTGACCTGGGTGGAGGTTTGGGTAAACTCATAAAGTCAGTCGGTGAAGGTGCAGGTAAAGCAATAGAAGGATTATTAACAGGAATAGCAAAGGGATTGGCAGCATTTGGAACAAATGCTCCAGAAATTATATTAGGTGGAACGGCAATAGCTGCAGTAATATTACAAATTGGTGCAGGTTTAGCTGGAGCATCTTGGTTAATGGGAAAAGCATTACCTACATTATCGGAAGGTATGCAGGGATTTAATAAAATAGATGGTGGTAATTTAACTAAAATAGGTGTAGGAATGTTGGCAATGGGAACAGGTTTGGCAGCATTGGGAGTTGGTTCAGTAATAAACGCAATTGGAGGATGGTTGGGTAAAAAAATGGGTGGTGGAGGACTTGAAGAAGTTGTTGCAAAAATGAGAGTTTTTGGAGATGAACATTTAAACACAGCAAACATTAAAAATAATGCAGAGGCAGTTATAGCTTATTCAAAAGCAATGGCTGCATCAGGTTTAGGTTCTGCAGTAAATGGTCTTGGTAATTTGGTAGGTGGAATTGCAAACGCAGTTACAAAATTTTTTACTGGTAGAAAAGAATTACCATTGGATGAAATGAAAGCATTTGGTGCAGTACCAATTGCAAATGCGGAAACAATCAAAGCAAATGCGGAAGTATTTACGGCGTTTGCAACTGCAATGGGTTCATACAAAGGAAGTTCTGGTACATTTGGTGGTGTATTAGCAGACGCAGCAGCAAAATTCTTTGAATTAGAACCACCAATAGAAAAAATGAAAGCTTTTGGTAAAGAACTATTTGTTAAAGACCCAGCTATATTAAAAGCAAACGCCGAAGCATTTACGATATTTGGAAATGCAATGGCATCATTTAAAGGAATGAATGGAGGCCTTATGGCCACATTATCAGACGGTTTAGCAAAATTCTTTGAATTAGAACCACCAATGGAGCAAATGCAAAGATTTGCTGCCATGAATGGAATTGATGTTGCAAAAACTAAAAACAATGCGGAAGCATTTACAGCATTTGGTACTGCAATGGCATCTTATTCAGGTACAGGTACAGGATTTTGGTCATCGTTGGGTAAAGGTATATCTGACTTTTTTAGTGGTGGTGATGGTGATTTAATTGCAAAGTTTAGAGAATTTGCAGCATTGGATGCAAATGGTGTAACTGCAATTTCAACCGCAATTGGAAGTTTTAATAGTAATTTATCAAACTTTAAAATGGAAACGGCAGAAGAAGTTGGAAAAGGTATGGTAAGTGTTGCAACGGCTACAACTGATAATTTAACATCCGATAAAGTAGACGCAATTAATGCATTTGCAATTTCTATTGGATTTTTAAATTCACAATTACAAACATTAGGTTCAGTAGCACCATTAATGGAAACAACCTCAGTAGCATTTATGAACCTTGCGTCCGCTTTACAAAGTTTAGCAGCAGTTAATACAAAAGCAATTAATGATATACCTTGGATAAGAATGACTGCATTTGCAGGAGCAGGTGGTAGAATTACATTAGCGCAATCAGCAAATAATTCATTTAATATAGCACAAGATAGTGCAAAAAATATTGCAACATTGGCAACAGATACAAAAGCAAATTTACAAGTATCTAAAAACTTACAAGCTTTAATTGCAGTGTTAGCAAATGAAAATACGGCAGGTACTCAGTTAATTATTGATGGTAAAGCGGTTGCAGATATGTTGACAAGACGAGATGATAATCGTAAAGGTACGAAAACTACATAATTTTATTTAATGGATATTTATAGTAAATACATTATTATAAATGGCAACTATTTTAGATTTATTTAAATCACAAAAATCATCAATATACGGACAATTAGATAATATTCGTATAGAAAGTAGAGGTTTAATAAACCCACCAAGAGGTGCCGCATTACTTGCATCATCTCCAAATGCTTTAGCAGATTTAATAGGTGGCCAAATAGGTGGTGCATTGGGTGGTACGGCAAATAGACCATCTGATACTGTTTTTAGAAATGATTCGTTTTTAGCAAAACCAATATCTTTATTTAAAACTCCACAAAGTTTAAGAAACGCAATTGATGCAGATACTTCTTATTATGTAAAAAAGTCACCATCACCGGAATCAATTTTTAATAAAATAAAACAAGGTAGTTCATCACCATTAGGAGTTGCTGCAAATATTGGATTTGGTTTATTAAAAGGATTAAAAGATAGAAACCCAACAAGAGATAACCCATATGGTGCAAAATATAGTACAACATTTGATGGTAAAACAATAAATGAAACAAAAACTTTTTCAAATTTTTATCAAACAAATACAGCAAAGAAAAATAAATCAGGTAAATTGGAATGGGTAGGTGGTCAAATTAAAAAAAGAGATGACAACCCAAATTTAAAAGGTAAAAGTTTTGATATTATAAATGAAAACATTTTAAACGCATACAATAATACTGGGTCAGAAAATTTTACAGATGAGGAATTTGAAAAATTTAAAGAAAAAAATACACTAAATATACCATATGTTTATATTCAAACATATCAGAAAAAAGATAGTGGTATATTACTACCAGGCACAATATCTGGAATTTCAGAAGAAGTAACACCGCAAATTAATGAATTTAAATATGTAGGTTCTCCATTTAGTGTTTACAAATATGGTGGAGTTGCAAGAACATTAAAATTTGAATTAAAACTCTATCATTATGATATAATGACATTAATTGGAATGAACAAAAATTTAAATAAAATAAGAAAATTAGTATTTCCAGATCACAATATAAGTGTAAATACACATACTAATAGTACACAAACTCCTCCTATGTTACACAATCCAAACTTAGTCT